GTTCGTTACAGAGCTTCAGAAACTGAAGACAGACGTTACAAGTCTTGGATTACTGGTTCAGCTGGTGGTGCAAGAACAAGTGACTTAGATGCAATGGAAGTGAACTTCTTGAGTGAAAGAGCTGTATGTACTTTAGGTGCAAACAACTTCTTCTTATTCCAAGATGCATAGTAAATAGTAGTAATATTTACCCTCGTTATAATGACGAGGGTAATTATTTTTTATAAATCAAATTAAATTATATTATAATGAAAACAAAAAAAGAAGAGTACAAAGCAAAATCTTATCGCTTAAAAGGCGACAAATCTCCTTTATCTTATATGTTGGCTTCACGACATTCACAAAGATCACCTTTATTACATTTTGATGAAGAAACAGGTGTTAATGAACCATTACGTTATGCACGTAATCAAAAGTCACCTTTTGAAAATGAACAAGATGGTAACGCTATATTAGAACCAATTGTTTTTGAAGACGGTATGTTGACAGTAAACAAAGAAAATCAAGTATTACAAAAATTTTTAAATTTACATCCAAGTAATGGATTTGTATTTGAAGAAATAAATAAAGAACGTGATGCTGTAGCTGAATTAGAGTGGGTGGAATATGAATTAGAAGCTCAAATAGAAGCTAAAAAAATTACTAAAGATGTCTCTAAATTAACACAAATATGTAGAGTATTAATGGGTAATGCTGTAGAAAATATGACAACAGCTGAACTTAAAAGAGATATATTAGTTTATGCTAAAAATTATCCAGATGATTTTTTAGATACTATTAATGATCCTATGTTAGAATTAATGGACGATGTTTATCAATTTTTTAACACAAATTTATTATCCCTAAAAAATAGTGGTAAAGATGTTTATTATAGTCTTCCAAACAATAAAAAGAAAATGCTTACAATTCCATTTGGAGAAGACGTTAATTTTATAGTTGCGTCATTTATGCAAAGTGACGATGGTTTAGAAGTTTATAAACTTTTAAAAAATAAAATAAAGTAAAACTATCAACTAACTGAAAATTAGCTACCCTAAAAAGGTGGCTTTTTTTTTGCTATCTTTGTACTTTATTAACCCATTAAAAACTTTTTATAAAATGGCAAAATTTCTTAAAATCACGAACGCTCCTATTACTGGTCAATTAATTAGTCTTGACGGAGTCAAAGCTATTGCTACAGCAACAGCTACAGCAGTAACAGTTACAATTTCTTATGTTGATGGAACTGTTACTACAGTAACAACAGCAGCTCAGGTAGCTCATGATGTTTACAACTCTATATTAGACAATATGGAAGTAGCATTAGCTACATCTTGGCAGAACCCTTATTTTGAGGTAAGTCTTCCAAAAGCTGTGACAAGTATCGTTAATGCTTCTGTATAACAGCATTAATTAAACGATTAAAGAGAGGTTCTAAAAAAAATAGGACCTCTTTTTTTTTGCTATCTTTGTAAAAAGAATTAATTATGCCAATAAACGAAGTACGAAATACTGTATTAGCAATAGCAAACAAAAATAATTACGGTTACATATCTCCACAAGATTTTAATCTTTATTGTGCGCAGTCTCAAATGGATATGTTTGAAGATTATTTTTATGCGTACAACAATCAAATAATGAAAGAAAATGCTCGTGCATCAGGCACAGGGTATGCTGATATAACAAAAGGATTATTAGAAGTTATAGACACTTTTTATGTTAACGGACCTTTATTGAATTCCGCTACAAGTCAATTAGGAAACATACAGTCTAATTTATATACTTTACCAGCTGACTATTATTTAATTAATAAGATGATGGTGTTTACTAAAGAATTGGCGTCAGGAGTAACAACTTCGACCAATGGTGGTTCTATAGCGGTAAACGACACTTCTGCGGACTTTATTGCAGCAGGAGTAGCTGTTGGAGATATAGTTTCAACTATTACAGGAGGGGTGGTTTATAACACAGTAGTTTCACAAGTAGTTAGCGCAACAAATCTTTTAGTCTTTGCAACAGTAGGTGCATCAGTTTGGAATGCTGTAGGAAAAACTTACAATATATATTCAGTCAATGATATTGTTGAAGCAGAAAGAGTAGCACAAAGTAAAATTACTATGCTGAACAATTCTGTTTTAACAAAACCAAACATTGGTTATCCAGCTTACACACAAAACGCATTAGTTGCAGAAGCTTTTCCAATTACAATTAATAAAATTGGTCAATTTACTTCTCAGTACGTTAGATATCCTTTAACGCCAAACTGGACTTATGCTTCTTTATTGGGTGGAGAACCTTTATTTGATCCTACTGCGGCTGATTATCAAGATTTTGAATTACCACTATCTGACGAGCCTTCATTAATAGCAAAAATATGTCAGTATGTAGGTATAGAAATAAGAGAAGCAGATGTGTATAATTTTGGCACACAAGAATTAGTAGCAGAACAACAAACACAAGGATAGATGGCATACATAAACGATTACGCATATTACGCAAATTCAGGAAATAATCCTAACGATACAAATTGGGGTTCATATCAATATGTTTCTTTATCAGATATAGTTAATAATTTTATGTTAATGTATCAAGGAAATCATGAGTTAATAAATAATATTGAAAGATATCAAATTTTATTTCATGCAAAAAGAGGAATACAAGAATTAAATTATGACGCAATGAAGGAAATAAAAATCCTTCAATTAGACGTTACTCAACAGTTGCGATTTGTTTTACCTCAAGACTATGTTAATTGGGTTCGAATTTCTGAATTTACAAACGGATGTTTACATCCATTGTCAGAAAACATTCAAACTAATTGGTCTTCGGCTTATTTACAAGACAATAATTCTAATGTTTTATTTGATCAAGATGGTAATATTTTAAGACCTCAAGACTCTGAATTAGATTTAGGAAGAGTATTAGGTGGAAATAAAAGTATATATTTAAATGAACACAGTGCGTACAATGGATCTGAAGGTTACTGTTATGATGGTAACTGGTATTTTGATTATGCAGTTGGGGCAAGATTTGGATTAAATACTGAAACTGCTAATTCTAATCCTACTTTTGCAATTGACAAACAATCTGGAGTGATTAATTTTAGTAACATATCAAATTCAGCTTCTGTAGTTTTAGAGTATGTTTCAGATGGTATGGAAAATGGAGTTGATTCAGATGTTCAGGTTAATAAATTGTTTGAACAATACATTTATGCATATATTAGATATTCTATTTTAAATGGACGTTTAGCTGTTCAAGAGTATATAGTAAATAGAGCCAGAAAAGATAAAGCTTCTTTACTAAGAAACGCAAAAATTAGATTAAGTAACATACACCCTGGCAGACTTTTAATGAATTTAAGAGGTCAGAATAAATGGATAAAATAATATGCCAATAACTACAACAAATTTTATTGCAGGTAGAATGAATAAATCTGTGGATGAAAGACTTCTTCCACCAGGTGAATATGTTGATGCTCAAAATGTCCGTTTAGGTTCTACCGAAGCTACAGAGATAGGGGCAGTAGAAAACTCTAAGGGAAATGAGCAATTAACTACCATCCAGTTTGATGGAACTAATTTAAGTCCTACAGCTGTATGTATAGGCGCTTATGAAGATGGAGTAAGAGAAAATATATATTGGTTTATTCACGATAAAAATTTTACTGTAAAAAATGGACTTGATTTAGTTATTTCGTACAATACAACTACTGAAATTGTTAATTATCATGTAGTTACTACAGAGCTTTTAAACTTTGATCCTTTATATTTAATTACAGGAGTTGATTTAATTGAAGACTTGCTTTTTTGGACAGATGATTTAAATCCTCCACGATCAATAAATATAACCAGAAGTTATGCAGAACCAATTGGGGGTTTTGATCAAATTATAGAAGAAGACATTTCGGTAATTGTAAAGCCACCTGGATTTGAAAATGTAGTTGGAGGTAATAAGCCATTAACAGCACCTTTATTGTCTTTTTTAAATATTGCAGGAAATGAAAATTATATAGAAAATAGATTTTTATGTTTTGCTTATAGATATAGATATCAAGATGGACAGTATAGCGCAACTTCTTTGTTTACTAATCCAGCTTTTGTTCCAAGACCTTTTCAATTTAGCACAAAAAATTACTGTAATGATGGAATGTTAAATTTATATAATGGTATTGAGGTTGAGTTTTCTACAGGAAGTTCAAGAGTAAAAGAAATTGATTTATTATTTAAAGACACAAATTCAACTACGGTAAATGTAATTGAAAGATTTAAAAAAGAAGATTTTGGTTGGGCTGATAATACTACAAAAAGTTTTACGTTTACTAATAATAAAATATATACTGTTTTAGGTAATGATGAATTATTAAGACAATACGATAATGTACCACGATTAGCAAAAGCTCAAACAATACAAGGTAATCGTTTAATGTATGGTAATTACGTAGACGGTTATAACATTACAAGGCCTGATGCAAATGGAAATCAAATTGCTATTGACTACAACACAAGCTTAGTTAATACTCTTTTAGGTTTTTCTGAACTTCCGTTGGGTGTTTTAACTGCTGGAATAAACTATACAATTAATCCAGCTCAAAGCGAAACAATTCTTAACTCGAAAGTTACAATAAACTTTACTTCAATTGCAGATAAATTAAAAACTAATTCTTTAATAGGACTTACATTTAATCTTGACAGTGATAAAAGAGTTTTTTCTCCAACAGATTCTAATGAAGCAACTGCTAATATAGATTTTAAAAATCAACCGTTTACTATATCTATAAATATTACATTGGATCAAGATTACTCAAGTCCTTATGACTTTTTTAACAGCCCTTTATTTGCAGAACGTATTGGAACAATTCTTAACACAAACTTTGACCCTATAGCTACAGCAGATCAAGGAAACTCATTAACTGATTTTTTTAACAATGAGCTTGTTTCTCCAGCTATTGGTGCTTTCCCTTTTACAAAATTTAATAGTAGTATTACAGACGCTACTATTCAACAAGGATTTAGACTTTCAAATTTTGCTCCAGGATCAAACACTTGCGATATTCAAGTTATTGCAATGCAATTTCAAGCTATAGATAATACAGATCCTGCCGCACTTATAACAACTAATTTATATGAATATTTTAGATTTATATCTGTACAAGGTGCTTTTACTACAGACTTAGATACTGGTAGTTTACACAGTGATCGTGATTTTGAAACAGGGATTGTATATAGTGATGAATATGGAAGATCATCTACTGTTTTGGTTTCTCAATACAATACTGTATATGTAGAGCCTGGGAATAGTGTTACAGCAAACAGTATACAGGTAGCTGTATCATCCAGAGCGCCATATTGGGCAGAACGATATAAGTTTGTAGTTAAACCCAGTAAGGGAGGATATGAAACTATATTTTCTAACTTTTATTACGTTAGACCAAGTGATAATATGGTTTTCTTTAGACTTGAAGGAGATAATGCAAATAAAGTAGGAAAAGGAGACCTATTAGTTGTTAAAGCTGATGTTAGTGGACCTTTAAGTAGAGTTGAAACCTGCGAAATTTTAGAGATAAGTGCAGAGCCTACAGACTTTTTAAATGATGCAAATGAATTAGGTGAAAATTCAGTACAATTAAAAGGATTGTACATGCAGATAAAAAATCAAAATTTTGATATTGTTATACCTGACGATTCTTTAATAGAATTTGGAAACATTAGAAGAAGGAGTTCAGCAAGAGGATGTACAAATTCAAGAAAAATAGGTTACCCTTGTTTTACAATAGATCCTGATACTAACATTACAACTAATTATACAGTTCCAGGTGGATCTGTAATAAGAATAAAAGCCGAAATGTTTCGTAATGATACTTATAACGGAGGCAGTTGTCAAGAAATAAAATGGCAATGGGAACAAGAGTACGTTGCAAGTAGAGATTATAGTGATATGAGAAGATGGTGGGTTGGAGATAATATAAACCCATCTCTTGCGCAACCAGGAAATGTTTCTGATGAAACAACTATAATAAATAATACAACTTTAGCAGTTCCAGGTCCAGTTACTAACCCTAACCCTTTTTTAGGGCCTTCCCCTGGAGTAGCAAATAATGTAGCTTGTCAAACATGGGAAGTAACTTTTCAATGGATACAAGATGCCGCTCAAGGTGTTAATGATCCATTACATTTAGGAGTTTCTTCTGGAGTAAAAGGATGTAATAGACCAGGACAAAGTAATAGAACTTCAGATATAGAGCTTGAGTTAACTGTATTTAGAGCAAACACGTTATGTGTGTTTGAAACAGAACCTGCTGATGCAAACGCAGAATTGTATTATGACTCGTCTCAATCTTTTGAAGTTTCACAACCAGATGGGTTTCATTTATCTGGAAATAACACAGATTTAAACGATCAAAATCAAACAGCTGTTCAAGATGCAATAGTTAATTTAAACTTTAGAGATTGTTTTTCTTTTGGTAATGGTGTAGAAAGTTTTAAGATAAAAGACAGATTAGTAGGAAGACCATTTCAGTTAGGTCAAAGAACTTTAGCAGTTTCTAATCAAGATTTTAAAGAGGCTGATAGATTTGAAGGTATTACATATAGTGGTGTTTTTAGTAGTAATAGTGGTGTAAATAATCTTAATGAATTTAATTTAGGATTAATAAACTTTAAAGATTGTGAAACTTCTTTTGGTCCAATACAAAAAATGCATTCAAGAGAAACAGATATATTAGTTTTACAAGAAGATAGAATTACTTATGTGTTATCAAGTAAAAATTTAATAAGTGATAGTACTGGGGGCGGTGTTATTGCTTCAGTTCCTGAAATATTAGGAACGCAAATAGCTCGTATTGAAGAATATGGTATTAGTTATAATCCAGAAAGTTTTGTTGCCCATGGTTATGACATGTTTTTTACTGATGTGAAAAGAGGTGCTGTTTTAAAATTAAGAGGTACTTCAAAAAATAATGATTCATTAGAAGTTATTTCATCTTTTGGAATGCGTTCATGGTTTAGAGATGAATTTTATGAGTCTATTCAAACACAAAAATTAGGTGGTTTTGATCCATATATGGACGAATATGTTTTAGGTATGAATTGTAATAAAATTCCATTACCACCAGAAATTGTTCAATGTGGCTATAGACTACAAAGAAATGGATTAGCAACAGGAGCTTCAAACGCTATTGTTAGTGTTATAAATTATGGGGCTTTAATTGGAGATGCTAACTTTAATTATAATGTTACATCTGGAGGAATAACTATTTCTGTGTTATGGAATGGTGTTACAACTACAAGTTCTACTTTAACAGGATCAGGAACTTTTACTTTTAGTAAAACTTTAAACAGTCCATCTAACGCTACAGTAACATTTACAGCAGTAACAACAGCTTCATTTACAATAACAGCTGCATGTGTTGAACAAGTAAATATAAATGTTGTAAAAGTAGTATTAAATTCACCTGAACAAAGCGGTAAATTTATTCATGTAGAATATTTGTGGGAAGATACAGCTAATATTAGTCCGATTGATTCTGACTTAGCAGAATTTGGCTCAAGTAATCTAATAGCTTCTTATTATGATGTTCAAACTGGTGTAAGATCTTTAGGCGTTTTTCCGTACGATGGTATTGATTTAACAATTAGATCAAATAAAATTAATTTTGATGATTATGATTGGGCATTTCCTGACGATAATTTTAAATATTTGTCAAGTAATACATTGTATAATAATAATCAATCTGATATAGCTTCTTTGTTAGCTGCGGCTACCACAGTAGGTGATGGATCTGTAATAAGTCCTTCATCTGGACTTTATCAAACAACTGTAAACAGTTTGTCTTTACCGTTAGCGAATCAATACCTATATTTGATATATGATTATAGATTAACAAGTTGTCAAGAATTTTGTTTTGATGCAAGTTCAGCAGCAGCGGCATGTTGTGAATGTACTTTTACTTTTACAGCATTCCAAGGCAGTTCAGCATTTCAATCAGAACCAGATGTATGTGGCCAACCTTTTAATATAACATACTCTCATTCTGGAAGTAGTACATTACCTGTATATGGAGATTTTGTATATTCATCAACTGATGGGGCTGTAGGAACTCAATTAGGACAAGGCTTATATAAAATAAGTGCAACAGATTATATAACAGTAAATCAATTTGGCTTAGTTACTGCGGTAACTACATGCCCATAAATAAATAAATAAATGGCAGCATTAGGAACATATTGTTTTGATGGATTAAATTTTTCACAAGCTTCGTCTTTGTTTACGGACACAGGCTTAACTACTCTTGCGGCAGATGGATATTATTCTCAAGGAGGAATTATAAGACAACAATTAAATGGAGTTTTATTAAATGCTCAACCATGCGGAGAGTGTTTAGTTCCTTGTGGATCAGGACTATCAGCATCTGTTAGTAATAACGGTACTTTTAGTGCGGATGTTGATGTAGCTAATGATGTGGGTGCAATTGTAATGTATTTTTATATGGGTTCTTCAATACCAGATGGTGTATTAGCAACATATAATACCGCTACATATAACAGACTAACTTGTGAAGGAAACCATAATACAACTTCGATTCAAGATGGAAGTGGTGTTACAGTAGATTATGCTGGAATTGGAAATCAAGGGACTGGAACATTTACTTATGTTGGAAACAGTAATCCTGATTTGTTAGCTGATTCGCCTTATAATGGCACACCAAGTGGTGCATGTTCAGATGGAGATCAACCTGAAGACTATACATATACTGGCTCTGCATACGTTGCACAAGGTACGTTTACCTCACCTACTGTAGTTGCAAGTCAAATAGGAGTAAACCCAGGGATAGTAAGTAGGGTTTTTACTATGGTAGTTCCTAAAACAACAACCGCCCCAACATCAATTAATTTAACAATATCAGCGCCAATTTGTGGTACGCTTTTTAGATGGGAAGTAGACTGTCCAATAACTCTTCCAAGTTTTCAAGCAAGTGGTTTTGATCTAAGCAATGCTTGTAGACCTGATACTACTACGTATTATTTTATACAAAATGCTACAGGCACAGCACTTCCTTTTACTGTTGATACTAATACTGTACCTGTTGTTGGTAATTTTGTTTTTACTGATTCAAATGGATCAACGTATGCAAACGACACAAGTACTTTGCAATATATAATAATGAACAACACAACAGCTATCGGAATAAGAAATGGTGTTGTAGTGTCAATAATTGCTTGTTCACCAGTCTAACTAATATAAAATATAAATAATGGCTTTAAATTGCGAACCTTATACATTATCATACAGCGAATCATCAAAAGGATGGCCATCGTTTTATTCATTTACTCCTGAATTTATGATAGGAATGAATAGTTTTTTTTACACCTTTAAAGGAGGTAATTTATTTAGACACAATACAGGCGCACAACGTAATACTTACTATGGTCAGTTTAGTAACGCTACTATTACAAGCGTATTTAATCCTGAGCCAACATTAAGTATAAAATTATTTAAAACTCTTTCTTATGAAGCAAACACCACTGTGGTAGACAGTAATGAAGCAAGATGGGAATGTACCAGATTATTAACTGACTTAACAGACGGTAATCCAGGATCAATGCTTGATACATTTTTTGTAGAAAAAGAAGGAGAGTGGTTTAGTTTTATTAGAACAAATGAAGGCACTGTTAATTTTTCACAAAGATCAGCCAATGGTATTGGTGCGTGTACTGGGGTTAGTGGACCAAACACTGCAACTATAATTGAATTTGCAAATTCTATTGGGACATTATTAAATATTGGAGATACAGTATATGCAACCACCTTAAATGCTGGTGTTGCTACCGCAGCTCCTGTTTTAGTAGGTCAAGTAACTGCAAAAACAAACACGACTATTACTGTAGATACAACAGTCGGTGGGGGAACTGTTCCTACGGTTGGACAATTTATTCTTTTTATAAAAAATGCTGTTGCTGAGTCACATGGTGCAAGAGGTTATTACTTAGAATTTAAATTAGAAAATGACTCAACAGATCCTGTAGAACTATTTTCTGTAGGCAGTAGCGTGATGAAAAGTTTTCCATAGAAATTCACTATCTTTGTTTCTAAATCATATTTAATGGAATTAGACATACGAAGACTTGAAGACAAGGATTGGGACACATTGGTTTCTTGGTGGGATACATGGCCAGATTGGCAAACACCTCCAAAGGATTTTTTACCAGATAATGGCAAAGGCGGTTTTATAGTAGAAAAAAACAATACACCAATTGTTGCAGGTTTTATGTATTTCACTAATTCTGAAGGAGTTTTATTAGAATGGATTGTATCTAACCCATCATACAGAGATGAAGACAGGCAAGATGCAATTGAGTTTTTAATTCTTACTTGTGAAGAATATATAAAAGCCAATGGGAAAAAATATATATTTAGTATTGGAAGAAACAAACATTTAATAGAAACTCATAAAAAGTTAGGTTACCATGTAGATACAAAAGTATCTCATGAAATAATAAAAAAATTATAGTATGGCAGCAGCAACAGCAATAGCAGCAACAGGAGTTTTAATTAGTGCAGGATCAGCTGGTATGAGTTTTTCACAAGCAGCAAAAGCAAGAAGACAAGGAGAAGCAGCTTCAAAAGCAAGTAAAAAATTAATGAAAGAGGCTGAAAAAAAAGCTGAAGTTGAGTTTATGCAAAAGCTTAATGTTCCTTTAGATGCTTACGGAAGAGAGTTTAAGCAAAACTTACAAGTTCAACAACAAGGAATTCAAGCCTTACAAGAAGGTGATTCTCGTAATTTAGCAGCTGGTATAGGAAGAGTTGGTGCGGCAGCCACAGAGTCTAATGAGGGTACTCGAATTGCAATGGGTAAAGAAATGTTTGATTTAGAAAAAATGCAAGTTCAAGAGCAGTCTGATATTAATCAAGACCTTAAGGAAATGAAGGTTGGTGCAGCAGCTGATCAACAACAAATATCAAGAGATTCAGATGAAGCAGCAGCAGCGGCTATGCAACAAGGTGTAGCATCTGTTGGTTCAGCAGTTCAAGGTGCAGCAGCAGCAATACCTTTATTCCCTAAGTCAGCTATGGATAATCGTGCAAACAAATTAGCTGATCAAATTATGGCATCTGGAGATCCAAAACAGATGATGAAAACAGTAGTAAATCAACCAGGCACAACAGCTGAAGGGATGAAACAATATGCAGATCTTACAGCGGCTGGAAAGACGAAAGAAGCAGCTTTATTTGCTCCAACAACTTCAACACCTCGAGGCAGGGATGAGATTTTACGAGCAATTACAAACAATTACAGTAAAGACGAGATAAACAGAAAGGGTAGAGCAGGTTTTCTTCAGAATGCCACAGGTATGGCTGACTTTTACAAATATCTAAATAATTAGTAATATGGCAGAAGATACTTCAAGACCTTCAGGTGCAAATAAATATTCAGTCTATGCTCAGAGAAGTGTAGATAGTACTCAAATGGACTGGAACGCAGCTTCTAAAGAGTTGGTTACAGGACTTAACATTATACAGGCTGACAGAGTTGCACGTAAAGCAGCGATAGAAAAGTCTACTCAAGACGCTATTGAACAGCTTAGTAAAGTTCCAGAAACAGGAACTCAAGATGCAGCATCGTTATTAATAAATGCTTCTGCAATGTCTGTAAAAGAAATACAAACTCAAAACAACTTAATGAAGCGTGGCTTAACAAGTGTCCAAGATAATATGTTGTTTATGCAGCAACAAAAAACTGGTTATGCAAGTTTAAGCACAGCTGTAAAAGGCTGGGATGATTGGGCTGTTGAAGCAAGAGAAAGGCTTCAAGCGGCTAAGGATGGTGGAGTTACAGGTGGTGAGTTAGAGACTTTTGTAAATCTATCTGTTAATGCTTTAGGTAATTTAAAAAACAAAAAATTATGGTCTAACCCTACTAACGGTAAAATGCAGTTAGTGACAATGGGTAAAAATACTGAAACTGGACTGTATGATGTGATGCCAGATTACGAAAAAAGAAAACAAGACTATCAGAATCCAAATCAGATAATTAATTTCATGAAGTATCAACAAGACAGAATTGATGTTGATGAAATGGCAACTGCTCAAACCAAACAAATAGCAGATATTATAAAAGTAACAATGGATGGTGCTGCGTATAAGAGAGCAACAGGTGGTGGAAGACAATTAAGCACAGAAGATTTTAGACAACTTGGAGACTTTGGTAGGGATGAGGATAACAATCCAATTACTTACAACATGTGGAAAACTACACAAATAGATGCTATGATTGGCGCTCTTGGAGATTCTGGAAATATGAATGCAGGTCAAGTTTTAACTAACTCTGGGAAATTTTTTTATGCTGAAACAGAAAGTCAGTTTAAAGAAGAACATCCAGGAATATCTACTGATTATATGATCAAGGTAGATATGAGTTCAGGACAACCTGAAATAGATATGACTGATTCTCAACAAAAATCTGCTCGTAGACTTGCAGATATTGCAGTAGAATCACAAGTTAGTCACATAGAGAAGGTGGCAGAAGCTGCTAAAAGCGGTTCTAACCCTCCCCAACCAAATAATGCAACACTCGCAAAAAACCAATTGGATAAAGATATGATTGGCTTTATGGATGATGCAAATGCTATTACGTCTGATGATGAATCAGCATTTAACTCAACAGCACAAGATAGAATAGTAGCTTTAAATAAAGCAATGTCAAATAATGGTGGTGATCCAAATAAAATGATTGATAGTATAACTCGTAATAATGAGACAATTACTATTACTTTAGCTGATGGAACACCAGAAGTAATTAGAAGATTAGATGATAACGGAAATCCAAGACCTACTGAAGATGTTGTTAAAGAAGTGTATAGATATATTACACCTCAAACATCTGAATATGATGGCTCGTATAAAGACGCTAAAATATTATATATGGACGAACCAGATGGCGGTTTTAGAGCAGCAGATAGAGATATGACTGATGTTGAGATAGTTGCAGCGGCTAAAGAAAAGAGAGGTATAGAGAGATTAGAAAATCAAGGAATTAATCCACAAATAGCAGAAACTGATGCCGCAGGTAATCCAACTGGGGGAATGATTGAAAATCCAGCATACGAGACAGCTCTCGCAGAAGCGATTCTTGCTGACACAGATGATATTACTGATGCTGAAAAAACAGCTGTAAAGAAAAGAATATTAAAAAATATATCTGGAGAGAAATACAGAGCTTTAGCTCCTCTTCCAGCTATTAAGCAAAATACTGCTATAATTGGCGCTAAAATGGTAGACGGTGATGCAGTTGGAGCTACTGGTACAGAGCTTATTGAAGATAAAGTAGGTGCTAAATTATCAGGACTTAATGCTGGTTCTGTTGGTGACGATCCAGTAGAAGTTAATGATGTTTTAAGTCAGGTTATGAATGACTATCTTCCAGATGACATAAAGGGTGGTGCTAAAGTTGTGTTTAAAAAAGATGATGTTGATGACGATAAATGGGTTATTGAAGTTTCTTATTTTGACAGAGCTGGAAAACAACAAACACTCCCTCCAATATACCCAGAGGTAGGAGCTATGTTTAATACTTCTGGAGCAACACCGTCTGAGTTAAATGAAATGATGCATCAAGCAGCACAAAAAGTTTTAGACGAAGAAAACGCAAGACTTACAACAAGAAACCTAAGGGGTACTGGTAAAAAAAGAAAAAAGTTTAATTAATGGATAAGTTTACAGAATTATACAATTACTTAAAGGAAGAAGGATTAACAGATTTATCTGCCGAAGAGTTTCAAGCTGAATATGCGGCAGGTACTGCTAAAAACACAGAGTTACATTCTTATTTAAAATCTGAAAAATTAACAGATTTAGATGCGGAAAAATTTAATGTAGAGTATTTCCCTTCATTAGAAAAAAAAAATCCAAACGAAACTTTTCAGTCAAATGTGGAGGAGGTTATTACGGATTCTACTACCGAAGCTCCAGAGGTCGTAGATACTTCTGTGGTTTCTACCACAGTTGAAAACCCTTTAGAAGACAATACTGTAGTAGATGTACAGGAAGAAGACACTATGGTTACCGAATACCCTGCATACGATCCTCGTGAGCAAGGGAAAGAAATTAATGCAAATCCTATTACATATAATTCAAACGACTCTCAGTTTGATAAATCTTTAGCTTTTGTAAATAAAGATTTAATTGACAGAGAAGAGTCTGAAGTGGTTAACAGAATGAACTATCATTTTGAAGATTATGGTTTTGTTTTTGAACAAGGTGGTGGTTTTATGAGTGGCTTAGATGGTATGACTGTAACCTCTAAAGATACAAATAAAAAAATTAACATTAATCTCGATCCAATTCTTGGAGATATATTTGGAGATGCTTTTGGAAGTGAGTCAGGGCCTGCAAAAGAATTAAGAAAATTCTTAAAAGAAAACAGAAGAACTGATCAAAGAATGACAGAGCTTGACAATACTTATGATCGTAATAGAACAAAGTATTTTAGTGCTGAAGCTACTAAAAAAGATATTCAAGCTGTAAGAAAATCAGCTGAAGTTCTTAATACTGATTATAAAGTTTATCAAGACAGATTAACTATCCATGAAGCAGAAATGGATGCATTAATGGGGCAGGGTAAAGAAGCACAAAACACTCCTGAGTGGCAATTAAAATACCAACAAACTTTGTTAGCTGGCAAAAGGCTGAAACAATTTAAAAATAGATTACAAAAAAACTACAGTAGTTACACAGCATTTCAAAGTAAAGTTAATTCATCTGTCGGAAATTATGTTGACATGAAAGAAAATGATGATAGCACTTTTTTGGGTGGTTTAGTTAATGATATTGTTGGTCCAGGTGTTAGTGAAATTTTAGCATCACTTTGGGGAACAGGTGTTGATGGTTTTTATAAAGCAGCACAATTTATAGACGAAGATTTTGGAATGACTCCAGAAGAAAAAAAAGCTCGTTACATTGATATAGCAAGAGACCTTAAATACCCAGTTCCTGAAAATATAGAAGATGAAGCTGTTTATAAAAAATGGTTAGAAGGTTTAAAAGATCAAGGTTTTGATGAAGAAGACAGCGAAGAAAGCTCGGAAGAGCAAATAACCGCAGCGTTAATGTTTCCTAAAGAAATCGAGGCACAGCTTATAGCTGATGGTTATGATTTGAGTAAAACGGTAAACGGAAAGTATTTTAATAAAAACCAATCTGGATTAAACAGGTTTATAAATGGTGAATACATTGATCTTCCTGACTATGCTTATGATAAAACAAAAGGTGAAAGATTAAAAAGATTAGTATTAGACCAAGAGGTAAAAGAAAATAAAAATCCACAAAAAGATTTAATAAAAAAATACTGGAACGAAATTTTTTCAGCTGATGATATTTCAGACGAAAAATACGCAAAACAATCTAATAGTAATATTGTTTATACTGGTCTTTCAGGCCTTGCTAAGTCAACACCAGCAGTGTTGGCTTCCTTAGCCTCAAGAGGAAAAATTAAACCAGCTGCAGGTTTATTATCAGCGAAAAGAAATTTGGTTGCAAGAGGTTTAGGTCTTACCACTAAAGGAGCTGTAGCCCAAACAATTTCCTTTTCATTATTACAGGCTGAATCAATGAATGTTGAAATGAATAACGATCCTGACTTTAAGTATGTTACAGAGTCAGAAAGAAAAAATATTGTTTTTCCTACAGCTATTACTGTCGGTATATTAGAGCGTTATGGTTTTAGAAATATAATAAGGAACAAAACTATAATGACTGGGTTAATGAACAAGGTAACTAATATGTTACCAGCTGGAGCAACTGCGGTTATGTTTAAAACTCAAATGAATAAACTTGTTCAAAGTAATATTGCTAAAGGTATTTTTTCAAATCCAGTCGCAAAATTTACTGGAACAGTTGCTAAAGCAGGTTTAGCAGAAGCTGAGACAGGTGGTTTACAACAAATTGCAGAAATGGGTTATAAGGATGTGTGGAACAACATGAATAACAAAGACATGTTTGATCAACCTGAGTTGTGGACAAAAGAGTTTTGGGGAACGGTTGGACATGCAGCGGCAGCTGAAGCAGTAGGAGGTTTTGTAATGGGTGTTCCAGGAGCAGTAATTGAAGCTGCTAAAAATAACACGTCAGACTTACTTTCTGATGATATGGTAGACCTTTTTGATCAGATTACAAATGATGGATTAACTGTAGAAGCTTATCAAACACAATTAGATTTAGATGTTTCTAATGGTACAAAAACAAAAGAAGAAGCAGCTCAAGAACTATTGGATTTTAACACTTTAGCAGGTGCATTAGAAGAACTTACAGGTGATTTAGATTTAAACTCCAAGAAAAAAGGATTAATATTAGTTTTTGAACAACAAAAGTTAGAAGCTGAAATGGCTAAAATGAATAAGAATTTAAATTCTTATAAAATTAAAGAGGCCAGAGTAAAAGTAATAAAAGAATCAATTGGACAGTTAGGTACTAATCAAGCC